CATTTTCTCTAACAAGTTCATTATAGTGTATTTCAGCAGCATCTAACATTTCATTAACTAAATTAATAGTGTCTGGATCAAATGATCTTAAACGTACTGCTTGATTATATGTAAGTGGTGTTTTTTTAGGTTTTAATGCTCTTATTTCTGATTCTAACTTATCAATTTCATCAGCATATTGGTCTGCAATAGGGCCTCCTTCTGGTTCAGCTTCTTGCTCCATATCTCTATATAATTGAGCTAGACGAGCTTCTAAATCTGCTAGTTCTTCTTTATTTTCCCAAACTCCTGGAGCTCTATAAATAGATTGTCCTTGAGAAGTTAAAGTAGCACTACCATAAGCGTCTGAATTAACTTCTTGTACTGTTTCTTGTACTAATTTTATTATGTCTTTTTTCTTCATTAAAAATCTGATATTAAACCTCCTAATATAAATTTACCCGTTATTTTAAAGGGTACACTTGCTATTTTTTCATCTCTAATTACTACTCCTTCATGATCTTCAACTGAACCCATTGGTGAATCTAATACTTTAAGTATTTCATCTCCTAATTTTTCAGTTGCTAGATAAGTTACAAAACCATCAATGGCTTTTTTCTTATCGTTCTCATTAAACAAATCATCAATATTCTCTCCGTTTAAAATTAATTGATAAACTTGTTTAGAAACAGCTCCTACTTTTTTACTAGTGTTATCTCTTGTTATAAATATAAACTCATCCTTAGGAATTGCACTTACTTCATCCAACCATTTACTTAAAGGTTGAGTTTTTACTTCTTCAGTAGATTCCACAGAATAATTTTGAGAAAGTGCAGAATTAAAGTTGGGTTTTTTCTTCATTTCTGTGGGAACAGAACCGTAAACTTTAAATCCTTGTTTTTTAGCTGTTGGAGATAAATTATCTAACATTGATTGTAAAGCTGATTTGTTATAAGATACTTCTGTAGATGTTCTTTTAGTTAACATTTTTCTTTTACCTTGTACTTCTTTACTTTCTATTTTATTTAAACCATGAATTGCTATAAAATTTGATCCATAATCTTGTACGTTAGTTTTACCACTAACATATTCCATATTAAATAGTATGTTTGGATCTTCCCAAGCTCCTAAAGCTTTAAGATCATTTTCTATTTGTGGTAATGCTGTGTTGAACATGTCTAATACTTCTCCTCCTATTTTAACCATTCCATGACCATCGCCAAATCTACTTAATAAATCATCTTTTGTAATACCTTTAATGTCAAGTTCTTTTTTAGAACCTCTATCCATTACAAATTGTTTTACCCCATCTAAAGTAATTAAACGAATAGATGCATTAACACCATCTATTTTTACAGATCCTGGATTTGTATTTAAGGAAGTTGCAGCTACCATAAATATATTTTTAAGATCTCTACCTGATTTTACATTTGGTAAATCAAAGGGATGAGCCATATGTCCTGCTGCTCCTCCTTCTGTTAGTAGTATTTCATTTATTATATTTGACCACCAACCTTTTGAGAATGTATTTTCATTTTTCATTCGTTGTGTTTTTTTCTTAGACGCTTCTTTACGTTTTTTTATATAATCAAAAGCTGTTCTTAAACGTTTTTTAACATCTGAGTCTTTTGCTCTATTTAAAGCTGCTCTTACTCTTTGGTGAATTAAATTTATAACTTGAGATTGACGTTTATGAGATTTACTTTTAAATGAAGCTTTATTTAAAGTGTCTACTATATCTTGTCTAGTTGAAAATTTTACTTTAACCGTGTCTTTTGGGTTTTCATCAGTATATAATCTTCTTCCTGATCCTTTTGGTTTTTTACCTGTTCCTTTTTTAGGATCAGCTTCATTTAATGGTTTACCTATTTCATAAGGTATGTTTTTTTCTTTTAAAGCATTTTCCCAATTTTCATCGGAATAAGGTAATACTACTTTAATTGTATATCTAGCTAAATTTGTGATATCCTTTTCAATTACTTCTTCCATTTCGTCATGCTGACTTATAGGCTCATAATCGGGATTATCTGAGGTATCTTTAAATGGAGTGATTTTATATTTAGTACGCAATTCATCTTTGTCAAAAACAAAATAAGGTTCGGTTCCTAACCATTGTGGAACAAATGAATCTAAACTACGAGTTAAACTTATAGGACCCCTTAATCTATCATCATCTAAAACATCTGATAAGAATTCTGTAAAATGATATAAAACACCAAATTGGGGACCCTCACTAATATTTTCTTTATGAGTTGTTGTTTTTAATGTTTTAGCTAAATTTAATGCTTTAAGGTATTTTTTATTTTTTTCACTAGGATTATCCATTTTCTTTATCTTTGAAATTGCTTTGGTTATTCTAGATAAAGGAATTTTTTCTCCGTCTTTAATTTTTAATCTTTTTCTAACGGTACCTTGTTTTAAGTTACCTTTTTTCTTACCTTTGGCAGCCATTTTTTCATAAGTGTCACCTTCATTTTTAGCCATTTTAGTAGCAGTAGCTATTTTGACTGACTTCCAATCTTTACCATAACGTTTTTTAAATTCTTTATCTGGTAAATCTTGTGCTATTTTTTCTTCTTTATCCGAAAGATCTCTTTCAGACATTCCTTCATTTCGAGGAACACAATTAGGAACCATTTTATTACCTTTTTTCTTCATACCCTTTTTTACATATCCCTTCCAACATTCATTTATAGTTTCTTCACTAATATCTAATTCATTTAAAAAATGTTCAGGTTGTTCTAAATCAGGTTGTAATCTATAATCTGCTGTAAGTTCTTCTCCTTGTCTTACAGGTTGAATAGTTACTAAATATCGAGTATTATCTTTCATTATATTTTTACAATTAGGAGTTTCTGAATGGTTATACATTTTTCCTAATTCATAAAAATTATATTGTCCTTGTCCTAAGATATCATGTAATTTATCTATTACAGTTCCTTCAGGATAATTTTCTTGAGCAAATGCTCCTTGTCCTTGAATATTACTATCGTTTAAATAATATTTATTTTCATACATTGTTCCTGCTCCACCTTGTCCCGTAGCAGCATTATACATTCCTCCTCTTTGATATTTTATAACAGGAGAAGTTTTATCATCTTTAGGACCATCAGGCATTCCTGCTTTCCATTCACTACCTCTCATATAATCTAAAACTTTATCTTCTGGATTATATAAATCTTCTTCTAAACCTGTTACTATACCCCAAGCTTTGTCTTTATTTGATTTTGATAAATGATCAGGAATATATTTTAAAAAATTATCTTTATCTTTAATTTTTACAAAATTTCTCATTTCAGTACCTGATATACCTCCTGTTTGTGGGGGTACTAATTTAATTTCAAAATTAATTCCTTTAGGTTCTGCAAATTTTCCTATATTATTAAAACGTTTATCATTTACATCTTTTTCTCCCATCCCTAAATAAATTTTAGATCCTTCAGGTGCTTCTTTTTCTACAAAATCATATACATCTTGTACTGGAGAATTTGAATTTGAAGCTAAAATAGCTATTTTTTTAGATATTGGGTCAGGGTCTGTAGATCTATAAAGGTCCCATAATTTAAGAGCTACTTCACGATTAATACCATCTCTTATTTTTATTCCAACTTTAACTATAACAGTGTCTGCATCGGTGTTTGATATGAGCCATTTAGCCATATTATAATGACCAGCATGAGGTGGTTTAAAACCCCCTGGTAAAAGTGCAATTTTCTCCATCAACTACGTAGTTTTGTAATAAATATAAGCCTTTATGACAAGGCTAACCTCTTCTTCATTAGTGTAGAAGTAGTAAGTTCTGTTGCAGTATGTAGTAATTTTGTGAAAGCTTTAAAACCAAGTTCAGAAGGATCTTTATCACCCATTTCTATAAGATAAACTTGTTTTCCATAAGACATAAATGTTTCAGCGTGATTAAAAGCATCTTTTAAAGCGTCTTCATCTAAAGCAAGATAAATTTTTTCTACATTAGATTTAATGATTTTTTTCATTAAGGTTGTAGATAATTTTTTTCCAAATAAAGGAATCGCATTACGTTTTATAGCCATAGCATCAAACGCACCTTCACATAAAATCACGGGTAAATCCCAGTTTATATACATTTCAAACCCAATTATGTCCTTGGTACTGGAAGCCAACTTATGTTTAATATATGCGTTTTTATCAAATGAACGACCTACATAATAATTTAAAAAACCATCAGCATCATATGAAGGAATTACGACCATATTTCTTAAAGGACCTTCTTCACAATAATGTAAATCATATTTTACTACGTCTTGTTGGGTGATTCCTCTTTGATCTAAATAATGTAATGCATGTTTTGACAGAATCGCTGATGATGACATTATAGGCGTTACTCCATGAGGAAACTGCAAAGTATTGGCGTCTATTTTTTGTTTGGTTTGTTTTTTAAAATTATATTGTTTATCGATTTCTTTTAAAGCTCCAAATGCAGCTCCAGGTGCACCCGCTTTTTTAAGTAATTGAAATGCTCTATGACCTTTATAATTACAAACCCAACATTGAAATTTTTGAGATAATAAATTAAACGTAAGTTTTTTCTTATGATGGTTACAAGATGGACAATTAAACACAGCTTCATCTCCCCCACGGGCAGATTTACTTCTACCTAAAATTGATTCTAATAACTGTTTTAATAAGTCTTCTTTCATCTAAAGTCTCTATCGTAAAACTTACCTAATATATTATCATTAAGATATTTTTTATCTTCTAAAACCTCTAATATAAATTGGTATTTGCATTCTAGGTATGTAAGTTCTTTTTTGTTGTAAGCCACTTGTAAAATTGTTCTTTCTAAATCATCATCATTTGCATCTTTAATAAATGCATGTGATCCATAGTAAGTTTTCCAATCGCTTTCCTTTAATACTCTTTTGTATACTGGAGGACGACCTTTACCTTCCCACAAGGCTTTTTCCTTTTTACCTAATTTTTTCTTTAAGTTATAAATTAAAGATTTTTTACCAATGTATCTTTTTCCTGTTGGAATGTGAGTTGTTTGATAGATAAAACCAAATGCACCTTCTGGAAGGTCATTGATTTCTTGTATAGTTTTATTTTGATAGTTCCATTGCATTTAAGCAATGTACGAAGATTATTTTAAATAACCAAATTTATCTTATTAAGCAATTACAGTTGTAAAGTATCCTAAAAATTTATCAGCATCTCGTTTTGTTAATACTATAGCTGTTTTAGCAGGTACAGTTGCGTGTCCATCTTCTGCTAATCCTCCTATTACATCACCACTTGCTGGATATACTCTTAATGCAGTTGATGCAGCCTCATTATGTACTGTAATTGTTTGTCCAATTTTTAAAGAAGATAAAG